ATACCTAAGCCGTCAATCGACTTAGTGATAGACTTACGGAACTTCGAAATATCGAAGGCTTTTCCCATAGTCTATCTCCTAAATTATGATTTTTGACGGTTGCGAATCATTGCAAGAATGTCTTGCGCTCTTGCACTTGCTTCACTGCCAGCCGCTGGCGCAGTCTTCTCTGCCACAGGAGCCTGTTCAGCAACTTTAACTGCGGGTGCTGATGCCGCACTCTCAAAAGGGACATCATCTTCATCCACAGTTGATGCTACTGGTGTTGCCTTAGGCGCTGAACCAGAACCTGTTGCTTGACCACTACCGCCCATACCTGCTGGCTTGAAGTACTGACCCCAACGTTCCATATCAAATGCTTCGCCATCTACCGATGCCTCGAACATTTCTTTCATAACTTTGAGTTCAACTTCGCCTGGCTTCTTGGGCAAGAAGTCTTTGAGGTTAAACAAACCATGCTCTTTAAGAGCCGCCTGCTCTGCATCATCCAAAGCACGTTCACGACGAGCATACTTAGATGTGCTGTAGTCAGCGTAACCACCCTTTGATGTTTTTGTGATTTTGAAATCAACACCACGTAGGATGTCTGTTGGCAAATCTTCCATGTCTGGATCCATTAGAGCCGCTTTAACAATGTTAAAGATTTGACTACCAATGATGAATCTACGGATTGGGTTTTCCGGAGTCTTATCTTCCTTCAATGGGCCATCGACTACGAAGCCTTGGAACAAATAACTACGCTTTTTCCAATACTTACGACCCATGTCTTCCAAACTCTTGTCTTTAAACCAAGGACGAACCTCAGTAAGAATTGGACAGGTCTCGCCCCACATTTCCATGCAAGGTACTTGTACTGTTACGGGTTTAGAATTTGTTTCTCCCTTGATGCCTGCGAATGGCAATTTAATCATTGCACGTTCGATCCAGAAGAATGTGTTATCTCCGTCTGCATCTGGTAAGAAACGGATAACTGCTTCTGAGTTTTCTGGGATATTCCAATGCGGGTAAATTGCGTTGTCGCCGCCGCCGGTCGATTGACCATTTGATTTTTGTTGCGCTTCTTGAAGTTTCGCGCGGATTTCTGCCAAAGTTGCCATAATAAATCTCCTTAATTGTTATGCCTTTGTTTTGCCTGTTTCTTAAATGCAACTACATCTAAGAATCTGCATACGTTTAATTGTACGCACTTTTATTTAGCTTGTCAAGCCAAGATCTCTTTTATTTTGATTATATTTTATCAATTGTGATACTGTGTTAGGCCAGTCACGCTCTTCCTCTGGACTCCACCATATTTTCGCTTCTGCAGGAAAGGATCTGCAGAAATTGTGTTGCGCTTTGTAGGTATTACCGGTAATTTCACGGAGTACATCTATGCATTCGAAACTATATAGCTCTGACCGTTGGGCTGTTAGGATAGAACTATCAAAGTATTGAGGATGTATCCACCAGTCTTCAAAAAACTCATTTTCGCTGTATCTTTCTGGTTTTGCCGCCCACGCCTTAACATCACCAAATAGCGGAATGTAACCTAAACTAGACAATAATTGTCTCGATTCGTTCCTGGGCTCATCACCGTGCATATATTTTTCGTGCTCAAAAGTCATTGCTTTGAATTTGATTCCCGAGTCTAATATTCTTTTTAATACTGCTAAACTTAGACTTGTACCGTCGGCATCTACGTCTACAGATATGTAATCGACTACTAGATCTTCTGGTATATTCTTTTTAAGAAATTCGGTCAATTGTGCAGATGTTGCATCTGATTGTACAAATGAGTTAGCACGTTTGCTACTCCATTGCCAACGGGCTTCGCAGTCTTGTATGTCAAATGCAAAACCGGTCCATCCAAAGTGTTGTTCTAAAGTATATGAGTTACTGGCAACTACCGGATGACCTGCGCTTATATCTAAGAAAAAACCATTACGTTTTTTATTGAACAAATTAACAATAAATTCGTCCTGTTGCTCTAATGAGTGAAATTCTATAATATCCATACATTAATTTATCCGGTCAAAAGGAAAGGCAGAAAATTTCTGCCTTTTGATCTTTTTGAAAAGTTTTTAATCTTTATACTTGTTATACTTGTCTCTAATCTTGTCTAAAGATTTACCATCTTTGCCTGCTTTGGCCAGTGCTTGCATACCTTTTTTACCGTACTTCATAACACCTTTAGCCGCACGGCTCATAGTCTTCTTTTCTGCTTCGGATAGCGGAGGTAAGCCTGCTAATCTACGCATACTTTCCATTTGCTGTCTAGACTCACTTTCTGCTTGATATTTTGCCTGCAAGTGATGTACTAACTTTTCAGCCAGCTCGCCTGCTCTTGCAGATCCTGTTTGTTTCTTAATGTTGATACCAACGCCAGTAGCACCTAATGGACAACCACCTGTTTCACGATCAATGTGTGGCAATACTAACTCTGCAATTTGAGCTGGCTGAATATTAGCTTCGCCCATCTCTTCATCAACTTCGCCTGTGTCGGCACCTGGCTTGATCGAACCGCTTTTGGCTTGCATACGCAATTTTTGCAAGAAGCTTGTGTCATCATCTTCGTCATCGCTATCTGTAGGAGCCGACATTGGAGGAGCCGACTTTCTCATACTAGGATCTAGAGTGGGCTTAGAACTATTACCTGTAATTCTATTCCATTCTGTTTCTACAAATTCAGGATCCATACCTGCACCAACTAATAGTTGATCAAACTCGCTTTGCATCTTTTCGTTAGGAGTAATTTCGCCACTGCGGAATTTGTCGCGAAGTGCTTGTACCTTAGCGTAAATTTCTCTGCCATTTGGGCCTAGATCTTGATATGCACCTTCTTCCATGCTTTTAGGTTTCTGATGATGTTTTTTCATGTTGATAGCAATCGCGGCCTGCTGTGCTGGGCTACCTGCTTCTTCTATTTCATCAAACACTTCCATAGCAACTTTATCAGCCCATGCTTCAAATGCTTCTATGCCTTCTTTTGTTTCTTCGTGATCATCACATCCGCAGTCATCGACTGGTTTGTCGCATGCATCACACATTTCTTCTTTTTCTTCGCCTACGTAGTCTTCAAGATCAATTTCGCTGGTCTCTCTCATGATACTGTATAGCAACGGAAAGTATTGTGTTAGGTCTTCTTTGTAACTTGAAATTGTAAATTTAGATTTATAATCTTCTAATGTTGCTGGATCTAATTCTGATTGTTCTGAGAGGTCAACGTTCTCTAAGTTTTCTCTCCATGCTTCATAATGTGTTTGTTTAGCTAAGTTTTCAATAGTTGTTCTTAGTGTAGATAACTTGTCGCTTGCACGATCAACGATACCTATAGCTTCTTGCGTTAGTTGTTCTGCATTTCCTACCTGACGCTTGAATGTGCTCAATGCACGGATAGTTTCACTCATTTTAATAATGGAGCTACCTGCTTCATCATATGGCATACCACCATTGGCTACGTGACGTTGCATTGCCTTGGCGCCTGCTAGATGAACGAATGGATATTTGAATCTTTCTCCTGCTTCATTTTGAATGAACACAGATTTGATATTATTTGAACGACTGCGAGCTCCGCGGTCCTCGCCGACTTTAGTATTGTGGCGAATAATTAATAATGTTTTTTCTAACGGGCGATAGCTACTTTTTGAACTACCGTACATTTGTGATTCTGTCATGTTATCTTCCTTAGATCCATTTGTTGCTAGGTATTGGAAATCGTTTTTCTCTAGGTTACCTTTAGTAATATCTCTAGTATCAAATCGTAACAATCTACGTTTAGCAAACTGTCTCATTTCTCTTAAAAAATCAAACCAGAAATCTTGTGTAACTGGATCATGATCTTCTACTATTCCTTGGCTGTAGAATAATTTTAAATTGCCTAGCTCGTTAATACTTACACTCACACGTCCTAGATTGTTTCCTTCTACAACGAAATCAAAATCAAAGAATCGAGCTTCTGTTGGATCGATAGTTACTGCGCCGGATTCGTCCCCCATTTGTAGGTTAGAGAATCGACTGCGTACCTTGTCGAATAAATCTTGTGCAATTAGTTCTATAGCATTCATGTGTGTATTTATTAAAAATTGGTACTTATGTAGATGGGCAAGGGTAGTTCCATCTCGTTATTTACGTAGTCGTGCATGGTATCGTAAACCGCAGGATCCCAGTCTTGTAACTGCATAACCATGCGCAAATTAACCAGCATGCTGGCAACTAAGTCATCGGGCTCTTCGTTTTTGCCTGCAAAACTTGTTCCTGTAGCAATATACGTCTTAAGTTGACTAATAAAAGGCGCCGAGTTAATTGTTAGCTTTTTAGTTTCTATCAGATGTTTTAGCTTGGCACAGGTGGCAATTTTAGCCTTTTCTGTGGTATTGTATCCTTTGCGGTATCTACGCACATGTCCTTTCTTGATGGGCTCACTTAGGAAAAGTCCTGGAAATGTTTCTTCGCCTAGCTCGTTGATAGCTACTAGGGCGCCTTCACCTAAAGTGTTGTTTTCCACTGAAAAATAGATAGTGCTTTGTACACCTTTTTCAGTACATGCATCATCTATAAACTTACAGATATCTCGCATGATTTTAACTTGGCTTTGTACGGGTGTTAGATTATGATGCCACTCCCCTACTTGTATCATGCTAGGAATTTCAACAACTTCAATAGCCGCATAGTTTCCGCCCGTACCTAACGCAGGATCTAGACTAACGATATAAGTCATCTTAGGATCAATCTTTTTATACCAGCGACACTGGCCCATTTTCATGACAGGTTCAACCCCTTGCATAGCGGCTAGGTGTATACTGTTGATAAGAGTTTCGTCATAGACTAAGAATTCGCAACCATATTCACGACGGAAACGTTCTTCTCCGATACGTCCTCTTTCAACTGCGGCCCATTCTTCATCGCGATCTGGGTGTTCTGACCAGTGGCTGGTATATGCGTGAAAACCGTTGATACCTAGCTTGTTAGGATTTTCGTTTCCGTACTCATCTTCTATCTTGATAGCACCAAACCAAATTTCAGCAAACTGATCTTCGTCTGAGTTAGGTGTTGAAGTAATAATCGCTTTACCACCAGTTGCCAGTGTAGGAGATATTGAAGTCCAAAATTCTTTACCAATATTGTCCGGAACAAACGCAAACTCGTCACAGTATAGTAGCGATATAGACATACCACGACCTGTATTTTCTGTAGTTGTTTGTGCTACGATACGTGAATCGTTGTCGAACTCAATTGACTGTTTGTTATAGCTCTTAACGCCACATCGTATGTGATTGGGACAAGTTTCGTATGCATATCGCAGACGTTGCATAATTTCTTGTGCGCCGGTGTACTTGTGCGCGGCAATTAGAATAGTTACGTTAGGATTAAACATAGCGTACCATAACAAGTAACCTACTGCTGTAGTAGTCTTACCACTTTGTCGTGGTAACATGTTTACATTAAATCGATATTCGTGTAGGCTATCTACTAGAGCATCTTGATATCCGTAGGCTTCGTATTTTATTTGGCCGCGAGTAGGATGTTGGATAAAGAAAAAATTCTTAAGAAAGTGCTTGTGACCGTCTACAGGATCCATGCATTTTTCGAGGTCGACTAGGTCCTGTTCTGAATATCGGACTGCTTTGTTTGCTGTCTTGATTAAATTGTTGCTGTTAGATAAGCTCATACTTCTATTTACTGAAAAAAATAGGCTCCGAAGAGCCTATTTGGAGTTATAAAACTATTAGATATTCTTGATAAAACTTTGATAATCTTGGAATAATTTGTTAGTCATATCTAGTAATGATTCGCCTTCCTGTACTGGAGCCTCTGTTTTTTCAATTGTCTCTGGTAAGTTATTATTAGCTGGAGTAGATGTATAATCGAATTGACGGACTTTGTTGATAATATTTGCAAAATCGTTTGGATTGTAATCTTTAACTGCTTCTTGTGGGCTGTTGTCAAACATTCTTAAACTTTCTAATCCTAATTCTTCTTTGCTCGTACCTGCAAGTTGATCAGCCATGTCGCTAACTTCGTCAGCCATTGTAGCAACATCACTGCCGCCTGCTGGACCGGCTGTTCCCATTTCTGCTTCTGGGTCGCCCATATCCAT